GGACGCCTTGGTATGACATGGTCAACAGTTGTAGCTTCTTGATTGCAATACTGGCAAATGAACTGATCCCGACGAAGCACCCTAGATCTTATTGATCTCCAATGCCTAGTCGATCCAGTAGATCGTAGAGCTGACTTACTCATTAATACCAACCCTTAATTTTATGATGTTGTAATGCTTTACAAGGTTCATCATACCTGTGTTTAATATAAGCCAATCCTTTATCAATCTGTTTAATAGGATTCTTTTCCTTAAGCCCTAATATCTGTGGAATACCAAATGCACTTGACTTAGGGTTCTTAGCCTTGTAGTTCCATCTACTCTCTTTATGCCATAACTCATCTAAACAATAAAACTCAGTAAATGAATGATTAAGCTCTATGAAAGCATATTGTTTTAATGTATTTATAGACCAAGATTTAGCAACGGAATCATCTTGTAAAAGGCTTATGTTCAAGACTATGAACAAAGGTATCACCAAACCAAACCTTGCGATCTTTCTGCTTCGCAGATCGCCCTTTCGCTCTGAAAGCGAATTTGCGTTTAAGGGTAGCATACGCTTCCAAATCGTTCGACATAACCGCAGGTCAGACAGCGTGGCGTTCATATAGACATCCATCCTATGTATTGTGCATCAGGATTATCTAACAGCCATTGCTGACGCAATTTGTTCTGATAAGCCCAATTGATTTGATGCGTCATTTCGTCATGATCAGCGCACATGTATGGCACTTCCTATCTACAAACATCCAAGCACCGCATTTTGTGCAGCGCATTACTGGCTCTTGAGTATCGGTTGATTCAGCTCGATTTTTAACTCCAATAGCACAGCACTTAAGGCATTGATAAACTTTAAATTCTCCATATGTGTCATATCCATCAAGCCAAATAAATTCAGAATTGGCTGAGCAGAAATTGCACCTAAACTCAACCATCTTTGACAGCCCATCCAGTTCCCTTAAAGATCGTTGGCACAGCTGTATAGACACGCCTTAAAGGTGCAGCACATACTTGACAATAAGGGATTTTATGATCCATTGGTAAATCCAATACAATCACTAACCCCTCACCATCGCACATGTAATCGTAATTAGGCATGATATGGAATTCGGTTTATTGCATGGCAGGAATAGCATCGAAGCAGATCGCCCTCATGAAGTAATCTGTCATCGTTGCATAGATCGCAAGTAACCATTGATGGCTCTACTTTTACTCCGTCATCGGTAAAGGTGGCAGTTAAGCCAGAGCCATTAATAATTTGTAATTCACCCATTTATTCACCTCCTTTAAAATACCATTTTCCATTAGCGGTAAGTGTCGCCCAATTAGGCGGACATTCTTTTGCTTTACAAACATAACCATAGTAAGGCTTACCTCCTTTAGAGATTCCCTCTTTCAAAATATGACCATGCTGACATGCAGGTGGCTCATTCGGTATTGCTGCACCAATCTCAGCAACAACATCACCAACAGACCAAGCAACAGGTTCAGGCTCTTTCTTATCAGCTGCAAAACTATCTCTCAAGATTGTTTCAATTTGTGCCGACTTAGATCCTGCCTTGCCATACATATTTTGGCGGCTTTCTAGCTTATCCTTAAAGGATTGATCTGCCTTAACAGTTTCCATGCTGTCTTTTGTAGCAGTTTTGTTTGAGCCTTTAAGAATTATTATTGCCCTTCCCAAACTACTGCTGGCAGTATCCTCGACATACCATTTTTTCATATTAGCCATATAGGTTTCTCTAGATCCAAATGCAATGTTGCTAACTGCCGGTGCTGGATCTGCTGCATCTCGCCACAAGGTTGCTTGCACCAAGATATAACCCTTTTCAGGATCATGGCTGATAACTGATATATCAGATCGACCCATTGGATAATTGGCAATGAACCATTTGTTCAAAGTAGCCACATCCTCGTAATCCTCAAGATTGAATGCCATTATTAATCCTCCCAGTTTTCATCTTTGACTGCATCGAGCACGGTTTTATATACAGACCCATAGGCAATGAAGTCCTTGATACTGTCCTCATGGTCTGGAGTTTCACTAAGCCGAGACACCTTGACGAGTGCCATACATAATGCAGCTTGGTGTGGTGTGATAGGGAAATCGAGATATGCAGACCAAAGACCTGCAATTCGTTTGTGGTTATAGTAAGGATGTCCGTAGAAACTTCCACGCTGTTGGATCGTAGTAATAACCTCATCAAATAACTGCTCAGTTTTTGTCATAATCAAAGACTTCATCTGACTGCTGCTTAATAGTAATCATTCTGCGGTGCATATTCCAGCCATCCGCCCGACCCTTCCAATAGCCATTCTGGAATGCGGTATCTCGTATTTCTAAAATTAGCCACCAAACAATTGCAGCAGCTGTCATTCCTAATAGCCAGAGATAGCCAAAATCTCTAAGTTCTCCATATAGATCCATGTTGCTCCCTTACATATCCTCCACATATCTTGTGGGTGATGCATAAAGTATGACCTAGATCAAGGACGCTTGGTTATTTTCTTTCGGAGTGTTGTATAACGATTAGATAACGCTAATATCCTCAAAATCATCGATATGGTCATCAATCGTCCGTTCGTGATAATCGGTTTCAAGACCCATAAGTCCGTCTATTATAGGTAAATGATCCATCATGATTGACCGGAATCAATTCGACTTGATGCCCTTTATTGCCAAAACTGAGCACAGTAAAGCCCATATTCCAATCGGCTGAGTTATATTTTAGGTAACTAGCCCTACGCATGTCCATGAGATGACCGGCTTCTATGCCCCAAATCGTTGAATAACGCCCATTTAAGCCAGTTTGATGTCGGACTGCACCCTGCCTATGGCTATGCCCACAAACTACGCTAGAATGCCACTTTTTAGCTAAATTAAGACCAGTTATACCTGCATGCTTAGACATGTTGCCTTCATCGCCATGAGCCAAATGCCAGCCCTTTTCAAACTCGTAGGCTCTTTTATGAAATCTAATTCCCAAGCTGCTGAAATCCATAAATTTGTCATAAGCCAATTCCGGCAATCCAATAAGTGATGGCGCACCTTTTAGCAAGGTTTGATAAATTCTATCGGTGTGATTTGATCTTACGATATCGGTCGTGCCTAGATCGTAAAGTATTTCTTGACCAAGTTTTCTTTCCTCATCAAGAGTTTCAGCAAACTCTAACTTTGTCCCCTTTGCCCAACGGCTTTGTGAACCAAGATCCATTTCATCACCAACATTTAATACAAAATCAAACTTTTCATGCCTTGCCATTTTAATCAGATTTGAAACTGCCTTTGGGTGATGCAGAGGAATCTGCAAATCAGGCGTTACAAGATACCTGCGATTGACCTTAATCGTCATCCTCATCGTCAGTTGGATCTATGGAAGGAATGATTCCGCCATCGCCTACGACCCAATCAGGAAAAGTCTTATGTTCAGTCATAAGCCAAAAAGCGTGTTCAGGCGTAAATCCTGCTTTTCTAGCTGCTTTGTAACATTCGTGCAAAGCCAAGTAATGCTGATCGATCTTGCTTAATGGCTCAGGAGTTTGGCGAACGACACGACGATTGATCTTTTTGCGTTTGATAGGTTTTCGAGTGTTCGCCATAATTAAAATTATCGCTTACTGATTAAGACAAACAGATCATCGACACGCTGTTCAAGTCTTGTAATTTGATCCTTAATCGAACTTCCAGAATTGGGTTTTAATTCTTGTAAGTAGGATTTAATAACCCAGCGCAGACCCAGCAATAAACTTGTTGATACTCCGCATACGCCAACGGCGATACCAACCCATTCGTTGGCTGTCATTTCGCATTGATTCCATAATCAACTTCGCTCCCTGATTTTGGATCTAATGCTTTTGCCAATGGTGCAACCAATGCTCCAGCAAGGATTGCAAACTCTGGTCGGATGTCAGCAACAATTGCCAACAAGACAGTAATACCGGAAGCAGCCACAGCTCTTAAATATGACTTAATTGCAGCCTTGTGTTTGTTTGATAGTTTCATGCATTGCCTCCTAGTAGTGGGATATGGAAAAAGTCTGAATTCTTATCTTGATCTTTCTTGAAACTAACATGGACATGATGGTTATGAGGATTACCCTTATATTTACGCCAACGCCATCCAAGAATTGGTGAAGCAATTTTTGATTGATGGATTACATAACTGATGCGACCATT